AGTTTTTGAGCTGATGGTTGCTCAGGATGCGCCACCTGTTGGCGATCCGGACGACAGAGATTCCTCATTGCTTGCTCAGGCGAACCTGTTTACCCACCTCGGTTGGTGGGCGTCTTGGGCCACCCCGTTTTTGGAGGAGTGGCAGCGTGCCAAGGCTCCTCGGTCAACAACCCTGGGTATCATCGCGGTTGAAGCGGTGACCTGGGTTGGCCAAGGCAACCATTGGGCTGGTTACATTCCAGCCGCCTTGCTACATGTCGCAGCTATGTCGCTGCATTTGAAAGGTAGGAGGCGGACGGCTTTGGCGTTACACATGTGCTTCAATGTGGGTGTTGCAGTTTGGAACTGGCACCACAGCCGCGGACGCGTGGCTGGCGGAAATTGTGTTGTGAACGTTCGAAGTTTGTTTTCCGTATCAGGTCCAAGTAGGCCTAGAGTCTTACCAGATATACAACTAATGCAAGGATTGCCTCAAAGACAGAGGAAACAGAGACAGTTGAGACCTCAGGCTAAGGTTGCCCCAGCCAAAGTTAGAGGCGGCGCTAAGGTGCCAAAGCAGCGTAGGGGCAGAGGGAGGCGTGGGGATCAGGCTGGCAGCATGGGAAGTGAAGCTTTCTATGGAGTTGAGCCCACCCCCCTCTCGAGACAGATGGGAACCAGCCGATTGGGAGGAATTAGATACCCTTTCCACGGTGATGAGGAGGTGGCCAATGTTAACGGCGGTAACACATTTGCTGTCGTGCAGTACCCGATTAATCCAGGGCAGGCCGCCCTATTCCCATGGCTGTCTAAGGAGGCAGCGTTATATGAGAGGTATGTGTTTACTCAGTTGGAGTTCTACTACCAAACGTTGTTGAATGCCACATCAGCGACGGCAGTAGGCAAAGTCGTATACAATTTGGACTTTGATGCTGCAGACGCGCCTCCAGCTAGCAAACAGCAAGCCATGGATTCGGAGCCTTCCGTTTCCTGCGCGCCTTGGGAGAATATGGCACTTAAGGTGCCGAAGAAGATGCTTAATCAGCTGTTCACGGCTGCTAAGTTTGTTCGACCCGGGGGACTGCCAGGTGGGAACGACATTA